AGTTATTGCAAAAAAATACTGCAGAAACACAACAACAAGCTGCACAACAACAAGCTCAAGATCCTCTTATTCAAATGCAACAACAAGAACTTCAACTTAAAGCACAAGAAGTTCAAATCAAAGCACAAAAAACAATGGCAGATATTGAAATAGATAAAGCTAGATTACAACTTGATAAAGCTAAAATGGATTCTCAAGAGCGTATTGAGGGAGTAAAAATTGGAGCAAAAACAACATTTGATAAAGAAAAACTACAAGCAGACCAACAAGCTCGCGGAGTTGAGTTAGGTATGCAAGCAGTGCACAAACAACAAGATATGCAATTATCAAATAATAAAAAGGATCAACAACAACCAAAGGAGTAGTAAATGATAGACCCAACGTTAGAGCTATTAATTAACAAGGTAGCTGAAAAACGCAAAGATATATTAAGTTCAATTGCTGACGGTTCTGCTAAAGATTATGCACATTATCAATCTGCAGTAGGATATATAAGAGCTTGCGATACTATACAAGGTATTATTGCCGACATTGTAAACAGGATGGAGAACTCGGATGAGTGAACAAATCCTTACAATGAATAAAAATTTAGTTGATGCTAGTGGTCGACCAATTAATATTCCAACGGTTAATGAAGTAGAAGTAGAAGATATACCGATTGAAGAAAGAGGCTTACAGCTTCCAGAACCAAAAGGATATAAAATTTTATGTGCAATTCCCGATGCTTCAGAAACATATAAAGGCGGAATTGTAAAAGCAGATTCAACTAGAACTATAGAAGAACATTCAACTGTAGTTTTATTTGTAGTAAAAGTAGGTGACTTAGCTTATAAAGATGAAGCTAGATTTCCTACTGGTCCCTGGTGTAAAGAAGGTGATTTTGTTTTAACACGTGCATACGCAGGTACTAGATTTAAAATTCACGGAAGAGAATTCCGCATTATTAACGACGATACAGTTGAGGGGGTTGTTGCTGATCCTCGCGGCTACACTCGCGCATAAGGAGTAATATATGGCTGACGTAAAAGATGGAGATATTGTTTTTGAATATCCAGACGATGATGAAATATCAGGTAACAAACTACCTGATGAAAAAGAAGTTGAGCTTAAAGAAACAGTAACTAAAGTTGCACCTAAAGAAGTTGAAATAAATGTTAAAGCAGAAGATGAACTTGATCTTGAAATTGAAGATGATATTCCAGCTGCTGATAGAGGTAAAGAACCTTTACCTAAAGAAAAAATTGAAGAATTAGAAAATGACACTTTAGAAGATTATTCTGAACGTGTTAAACAACGTATGGCTCAGCTTAAAAAAGTTTGGCATGACGAAAGACGTGCTAAAGAAGCTGCTGATCGTGAACGTGAAGAAGCTATTAAATACGCTAGACAAATAGCTGAAGAAAATAAAAAATTAAAAAGTACTTTAAGTACTGGCGAAGAAGCATATTTAAAAACACTTAAAGATTCACTTGAACAGCACTTGTCTATAGCTAAACGAGATTATGGTGAAGCATATGATTTAGGTGATAAAGATAAGATTATTGAAGCTCAGCAAAAGATGAATGATGCTCAATTACGTTTATCTCAAACGGAAAATTATCAAAGACAGTATGATAACTCTTTACAAAACAACGAAAAAGATGTATATATACAACAAAACGAACAAGCTTCATATAAACCAGATGCCAAAGCAGCCGCTTGGCAAGATAAAAACCCTTGGTTTGGTAAAGATGAAGAAATGACAAGCCTTGCATTAGGCTTACATGAGAAATTAGTTAGAAGTGGAATTAGTCCTACTTCTGACGAATATTATCGTCGTATAGATAGTACGATGCAGAAACGATTCCCAGAAAACTTTGGGGATGCAACGCTAGACGAGGAAAAACCCGCCGAGCGCACAAAACCTTCGACTGTAGTTGCTCCGGCAACGCGTAGTACCGCGCCTAAAAAAGTACGATTGACGAAGACACAAGTAGCGTTAGCTAAGAAATTTGGGTTAACACCGGAACAATATGCAAGAGAAACTTTAAAATTGGAGAATGCAAATGGATAATACAAACAGAACAGATCGTGAAATAGATACAAGAGAAGATTTTCAACGCGCAGACAGCTGGAAACCTGCCTCCCTATTACCTGAATTTAAAAAAGTACCTGGATGGGCATACCGTTGGATCAGAACTAGTCTATTAAATGAAGCTGATAATCTAAATGTTTCTTCAAAAATGCGTGAAGGATGGGAGCCCGTTAAATTAGCGGACCACCCTGAAATGAAAATAATGGTTGACCAAAATGCTCGGTTTAAAGATGGAGTTGAAATTGGTGGACTATTATTATGTAAAATTCCAGAAGAGTTTGTTGCACAACGTAAGGCTCACTATGAAAACATAGCGAAACAACAAGCCGAAGCAGTTGACAACAGCTTTATGAAACAGAATGATGCTCGTATGCCTCTTTTTTCAGAGAAGAAAGCTACATCGTCATTCGGTAAAGGTAAATAACACAAAGGAGACATATTATGTCAGCAACAGCAACCCCGTACGGCTTTAAACCCGTAAATGAAATTGGCGGTCTACCATATGCTGGTAGTACACGTCAAATCAAGATTGCTTCCGGCTACGCTTCAAATATATACTACGGTTCAGTAGTTTCTATTGTAGCTGCAGGTACAATCCAAGTAGTGACAACGAATGGTGATAACTCAACACCGTTCCCAGCAGGCACAATCGGTGTTTTTGTAGGTTGCACTTACACAAACCCATCAACTAAGCAATTAACATTTGCACAATACTGGCCATCTGGTACAGTAGCGTCTGATGCTATGGCTTATGTTGTTGACGATTACAATACATTATTCCAAGTTCAAGCTGATGGCTCATTAGCTCAAGCTACACTTGGCTCTAATGCTATTTTATCAGCAGTTCAATCAACATCTACAGGTTCAACAACTACAGGTAATTCAAACACAGCACTTAGTGCTTCTGTTGCAACTACTTCTGGATATGCGTTCCGTATTGTAGATTTCGTTGAGAGTACAACATCCACAGTTGGTGATGCGTATACTGACGTCTTGGTTAAATTTAATCCAGTCGCTCATTCATACAATAACCCAACTGGTATTTAAGGAGAATAAAACATGGCTATTTCACGCGCACAGCTCCTTAAAGAGCTCTTACCAGGACTAAATGCACTATTTGGTCTAGAATATAAACGTTACGGCGAAGAACATAAAGAAATCTACGAAACAGAGACTTCAGAACGTTCATTCGAAGAAGAAACAAAACTTTCAGGCTTTGCGGCAGCACCTGTTAAAAACGAAGGCAATGCCATCGCTTACGACAATGCTCAAGAAGCTTTCACTGCTCGATACAATCACCAAACTATCGCTCTTGGCTTTTCTTTAACAGAAGAAGCTGTAGAAGATAACTTGTATGATACATTATCAGCACGTTACACAAAGGCTTTAGCTCGCGCTATGGCTTACACAAAACAAGTTAAGGCTGCTGCAGTTCTTAATAATGGTTTTACTAACTCTGCTGCTTATTACGGCGGCGATGGTGTTCCATTGTTCTCTACTTCACATCCAACTGTTGCAGGTGGCGTAAACAGCAACACTCAATCAACCGCAACAGACTTGAACGAAACAGCACTAGAAAACGCTGTTATTCAAATCGCTGCATGGACTGATGAGCGTGGTCTTTTAATCGCTGCTCAACCACGTAAGTTAGTAGTTCCACCAGGTAATCAGTTCGTTGCAACTCGTTTGCTTGAAACTGAACTACGTGTTTCTACAGCTGACAATGATATCAATGCTATTAAGAATAATGGTTCAATTCCAGAAGGTTACACAATTAACCACTTCTTAACAGACAGCGATGCATACTTCTTAACAACTGATGTACCTAACGGCATGAAACACTTTGTGCGTACTCCGTTATCTACTTCTATGGATGGCGATTTTGATACAGGCAATGTTAGATACAAAGCTCGTGAGCGTTATTCATTTGGTTGGTCAGATCCTCTCGGTATGTGGGGTTCACCAGGCGCTTAATTGCGGTTGGAATCAATGTACCAAGTTAAACCCAGTTTCGGCTGGGTTTTTCTTTGCCTGTTATTCATGGTTTTCTCTATTTCACAGGTAAAATATATGTGTATGATGCGTACATATACACAATGACGTGTATACAAAATGGAAAAATGTAAACATATAGGAGATTATTATGAAAGCTTGGACTAAACCAGCAGCAACTGAAATGAGATTTGGCTTTGAAGTAACTATGTACGTAATGAACAAATAATGATTATTGTAACAGACTGTTATTAAATTAGGGGCTTCGGCCCCTTTTTGTTGTATAATACTTGCAAATAGTATGTATTCATGTATTATTTGAATATCCGGGTATATCCGGTTTATTAGACTGTCCCGGCAGACGCATACAAGACTAATAGACTTAACTTTGTATGGAGAAATATATTATGTCATCAACAACCTTTTCGGGTCCAGTGACGTCTACAGCCGGTTTTATTACAGGTACAGGCGTTAATTCAACAGTTACAGCATCAACATTAACAGTAACTCAAGCCGACTATAATGGTCAAACTATTGGTTTAAGTCGCGCAGCGGGTATTACAGTTACATTGCCAGCAGCTACAGGTACAAACGCCGTATATAGATTTTTGGTGGTAACCACAGTAACATCTAACAGCTATAAAATTCAAGTTGCAAATGCAACAGACGTACTTAATGGTACATTAAATGTTGCAGGTACAACAGGTACTCCATTTGGTACTCTTCCAGCTTCTGATACTATTACTATGAATGGTACGACTACAGGCGGGATTGCAGGTTCATATTTTGAACTTACTGATGTTGCTTCAGGTATTTTTGCTATTACTGGCGGCGGTCTTATCGGATCTGGCACAGTAGCTACACCATTCTCTGCAGCGGTATAATTAATCACTGGGGGCGCCTAGCCCCCTTACTAAACAAAGGAGATTAATTATGAGTATGCAATATGATGTAAAACAAGCGCATTTAAATTCTAGTGGATATCTAGTTAAATATCCGGTTCGTATTAAAGGGCTATCGTATACCGGCACAGCTACTGCTGGGTATGTAGTTTTATTTGATACATCTACAGCACCTGTTTCATCAGGTGTTACTTATGCACAATCAACTACTACTGTAACAGTGTCTAAAACATCGCATGGTTTAATTACCGGGGATGTTATTGGTATTCACTTCTTATCAAATTCTGGTGTTTCAGCTACTGATGGTACGTATTCTATTACTAGAGTTGATGCTAATACATTTACTTTAACTGATATTAATTCACGTACAATTACTAGCACTGCAGCTATATATGTTGTTGGTAAATGGTTACTTACTTATGAACCCGCAGCTACTGATGTATTTGCCAACGTTCCTTTTATTCCTGGTGAAGGTGTACGAGTTGAAACAGGTGTATATGCTGAAATGTCTAATTTAGATTCAGTACAAATATTCTATGGCTAGTAAGAAAAAAGGTCCTAGCCTAGCAATCGGACGTGGTGAGAAGCTCCCTGTATCAAAAGGTGCAGGTCTTACCGCTAAAGGTCGTGCTAAATATAACGCAGCTACTGGGTCAAACCTAAAGGCTCCTCAACCACAAGGTGGCGCTCGTAAGAGATCGTTTTGTGCTAGGATGTCTGGTATGCCTGGTCCTATGAAAGATGAAAAAGGTAGACCAACTAGGAAAGCCGCATCATTAAAAAGGTGGAAATGCTAATGAGTACAGAACGAGAACTTGCCGAGCATGGCATTGAAATTAAACATATTCAAACAGATGTGGATACCCTCATGGAAGACATGAACGAGTTAAAGAAAAGACTTGATGCTATTGAGTCTGCCCTTAATGAAATTAAAGGGGGCTGGAAAGTATTTATATTTATTGCCGGATTAGCTTCAGCTTTTGTTAGCTGGGTAGTAACTCATTGGTTAAAATAGGTGATACTATGAAATCATTTATAGATAGAATATTTAGAAAAAGGAAATACGATGCTGAACAAATTGAAGAAAATAAAGCAATACTTAGCGAACAAATTGAAACAAGTATTAAAGAACGTATAGATCAAAATAAAATTAATATGGAAGAAGTAGAAAAAGAAACACAAAAAGAACAAGTTGTATATAAAAAACCTGGTCACTACTTTGCAGATTGTAATTGTGCTAAGTGTGTAAGGTGGAGATGGATAAATCAAAATGCCGAGTAAATCTAAAAAGCAACATAATTTAATGGCAGCTGTAGCTAATAACCCAGCTTTTGCTAAGAAAGTTGGTATATCAAAATCAGTAGGAGAAGAGTTTATGAAAGCAGATAAAACTAAGAAGTTCGGATCAGGTAAATTAGTAGAAGTAGATACTAGTAAAAATCCTGGATTATCAAAATTACCAACGGAGGTTAGAAATAAAATGGGCTACATGAAAAAAGGCGGTATGGCTAAATCAGATTCAAAAGAAGATACAAAGATGGACAAAGCGCAAGATAAAGCTATGATTAAAAAAGCTTTTGCACAACACGATGCTCAAGAGCATAAGGGGGGTAAAGGTACTAAATTAGCTCTTAAAAAAGGTGGTATGGCTAAGAAAATGAGTAAAGGTTGTGGTTATGCTTCTGGTGGCAAGGTAGCTCAGTTATCAAAAGCTAACGGTGTTGCTACTAAAGGTAAAACAAAAGGTACCATGGTTGCTATGCGCAGTGGTGGTAAAACTAAATCTAAGATGTGCTAGGAGAATATTATGCCCGTATTAAAAATTGGTGGTAAAACAATAGATGAAATTAGAGAAGCCATGAAAGGTGATGGTAAAGCTAGACTTTTTGGTAAAACAGGAGAAGAAGCTAGAGCTCATAGAGCGGAAGTTAACGCAGCTTTTTCTAGAAAAAAAGATAATTCATCATCCGATGACAAACCTAATATTGCATCACGCACAGATTTTAGCAACGATAAAATGGGTCCTAACTTTAAAGTACCTAAAAAAATGAATAAAGAAAAAGTAGAAACTCCTGGTGGAGATATGGGAAGTGTAGATAGAACTGATGACGTTAAAGCTTCTGGTCCTGATATGTCTACAGTAAACAAAGAAGCTGTTAAGCCAACTAGAGATTTTACAGCAACTGAAATGGCTCAAAACTTAATGTCACCTGGTTATAATAAAATGAAAAAAGGTGGAGCTGTTAAAACTAAAAAAATGTCTTCAGGCGGATCAACTGCCTCTAAACGTGCAGATGGATGTGCTCAACGTGGTAAAACTCGCGGAAAGATGTGTTAATCATGGTTAAAAAAGAAACCCCAGCACCAAAACAAGCAGACTTTGATAAATCGTTTGAAGATATGAAGGCAGGTAAAATTCCAGGTCCTACAAATGATGATAGTGGTCCATTACCTACACCTGAACCTAAAAAAGAAACTGTTAAACCAGTTAAAAAAATGGCTAAAGGCGGTACTGCTTCAGCTCGTGCTGATGGCTGCTGCGTTAGAGGAAAAACAAGAGCATGAGACCTTCACGTGGTATGGGCGCTATAAACCCATCTAAAATGCCTAAGGGTAAAAAGAAAGCTCGTAGAGATGATACAAACTTTACCGAGTATAAAGAAGGTGGCACAGTAAACAAAGCCGGTAACTACACAAAACCTGGTCTACGTAAAAGAATATTTAATAGCATTAAAGCAGCTGCTGTGCAAGGTACAGGTGCAGGTCAATGGTCAGCACGTAAAGCTCAACTCATGGCTAAACGATATAAAGCTGCAGGTGGCGGATATAAGTGAGTTGGTCAAAAAAATATAAATCGTCTATTGATTGTGATAATCCAAAAGGGTTTTCTCAAAAGGCACATTGTGCAGGGCGTAAAAAGAAAATGGCAAGTGGCGGCTTAGCTAAACCTCAACAGTCTTTAAAAGCATGGGGTGAACAAAAGTGGAGAACTAAGTCTGGTAAAAAGTCTAGTGAAACAGGCGAAAGATATTTACCTGAAAATGCAATTAAAGCATTAAGCTCTCAAGAGTATGCTGCTACAACAAAAGCTAAAAGAGCAGGTAAAGCTAAAGGTAAGCAGTTTGTAGCTCAACCTAAATCAATTAAACAAAAAGTAAAACCTTTTAGAAAAATATAATCATGGTAGATAGAACCACAGGAACTACGAGTTTTAACTTAGATTTAAATAATCTGGTTGAAGATGCATTTGAACGATGCGGACAAGAACTGCGTACTGGGTATGATCTACGCACTGCACGCCGTTCACTAAACCTACTTACGATTGAGTGGGCTAACCGCGGTATTAATATGTGGACTATCGAACCTGGTCAAATCAATTTAAACCAAGGTCAGATTATGTATGCCTTGCCTACTGATACGATAGACCTACTTGACATGGTAACTAGAACCGGTACAGGTCAAAATCAACAAGACATTAATATTAACCGTATCAGCGAGTCAACCTATATTACAATACCTAATAAGAATGCAACAGGACGTCCTATCCAAGTGTGGATTAATAGACAGAGTGGTCAAGAGAACCCTACTGATTTATATACTGATGGCGCAGTTACTGCAACGGCTACTACGATTAACTTAACTTCTATTGTAGGATTAGCGCAGTTTGGCTTTATTAGATTAGATAACGAAACCATTCAATATGGTGGACTTACAACGACAACAAGTGGTGCCACAACATACTACCAATTAACTGGATGTATACGAGGTGTCAATAACACAACTGCTGCAACTCATACAACCGCTACTAGAGTATATGTACAAAACTTACCTACTGTGAATGTATGGCCAGCACCAGACCAAAGTAATAACTATCAGTTTGTGTATTATAGATTAAGACGTATTCAAGATGCAGGTAATGGTATCACCGTAGAAGATATTCCGTTTAGATTTATTCCTTGCATGGTTGCAGGATTAGCGGCGTATTTAGCAATGAAGTTACCTAATGTAGATCCTAATAGAATTGCAATGTTAAGAGCAGACTATGAAGCAGCGTTTCAATTAGCAGCAGACGAGGATAGAGAAAAAGCAAGTATTAGGTTTGTGCCTCGTGAACAGTTTTACACAGGTTAAGTAATGCCAACCAAGTACGCCAGCGCCAAGAACTCCATAGCACAATGTGACCGTTGTGGGTTCAGATATAAGTTAAAAGAACTTAAACGCTTAGTTATTAAGACAAAAAATGTTAATATACTAGTGTGTCATGAATGCTGGGAACCGGATCAACCGCAATTACAACTTGGTATGTACCCAGTGAACGATCCGCAAGCAGTGCGTAATCCACGTCCTGATTTAGGTTATTACCAATCGGGTTTAAATGGTTTACAGACAGATGAAACAACAGGGGTATCAACCTCACAAACAGGTGTTCCTTTAATGGGTAGTAGAGTTATACAATGGGGATACAATCCTGTAGGCGGTGCTAGTTATTTTGATGCGGCACTAACACCAAATGACTTAGTAGGAACAAGTGCACTAGGTGATGTAACAATATCAATATCTTAAGGAGAAGTAAAATGGCATATAAATCAGGCGCAGACGGTATTACTAAACAAGGTAAAACCAAAGGTAAAAATTTAGGCGATACAGGCCCTAACGTAGGAATTCAAAACGGTCCAATTAAACATACTGTTGGTAAATTAAATGCTGACATGAAAAAAATGGGTCGTGGCTTAGCTAAAATTGCAGCACAAAAAAGAGGATAATAATCATGGCAGAATATAAAACACCAGTAGATGTACCTAACGCAGACATTTATTTTTCACAAGACCCCAACAAGTTAAAAGCTCAAGAACTTAATAAAGGTACAGCTAGACAACGTGTTAGTGCAGGAGATCCTGGTTCTGATGCAATGAATAGACATGGTGAAATGAAAATACGCGGCACAGGTGCAGCTACTAAAGGCACCAAATCTAGAGGCCCGATGGCGTAATAAATGACGTACACTGAACTTGTCGCACAAATACAGGACTACACAGAAAATACGTTTACTACAACGGATATAAACACGTTTATAACTCAAGCAGAACAACGTATTTACAATACAGTTCAACTACCTGCACTACGTAAAAATGTAACAGGCACTTTAAGTACGGGTAATAAATATTTAGCTATGCCTACAGACTGGTTAGCTACATTTAGCTTAGCTGTTATTAACACAGACAACGAATACTTATATCTTCTAAACAAAGACGTAAACTTTATTAGGCAATCATTTCCAGATACTGACTCAGCTTTTTATGGTGAACCACAATACTATGCGGTATTTAATGCTTCATCGTTTATTGTAGGCCCTACACCCGATGCTAACTACTCAGCAGAACTTCATTACTTTTATTATCCTGAGTCGATTACAACAGCAGGCACTTCATGGGTAGGCACTAATTTTAGCTCCGCTCTTCTTTATGGGTCTTTATTAGAAGCTTATACTTATATGAAAGGCGAAGCAGATGTGATGGCTACTTATAAAGCACGTTATGATGAAGCGATGTTATTACTCAAACAACTTGGTGATGGCAAAGATAGACAGGACTCATATAGATCAGGTCAAGTTAGATACCCCGTTCAATAAAGGAAACTAAATTGGCAATCTCACAAACACTAGCAACAAGCTTTAAAGTTGAAATCTTAGATGGTATACATAATTTTGGTGTGGGCGTTATTCGTGCGTCTACTGCAGCAGATACTTTTAAAATAGCCCTATATTCAACTTTAGCTACGCTTGACTCTACAACAACAGTATATACAACATTAAATGAAGTTACAGGTACAGGCTATACAGCAGGCGGTAATACATTAGTTATATCTCAAGTTCCAACATCAACAAGTACTGAAACAACAGCATGGTTAAACTTT